AGTTGGATATGGATTAGATGTTCCATAATCATTTATTATAGTTCTATTTGCATGAAATAAATCAAAGATAATATCATTATACTTAACACCTTCTCTTTTTAATTGTTTAATTGTTACATCTCTAGCAGATGATGGTCTTGCTGTAGTTAATATTATATAAACTTTTCCCTTATTATATAATTTATTTAAAAAATCTATATTTTCTTTTATACCTTCTGTTTCTCCCCAGTATGGTGGTGTATATTTACCAGAACTTTTAACCAAAGTTCCATCAACATCAACAAATAAAGTTTTAAATTGTCTAACATAATTAAACCAATCTTCTTTAGTTCCCCAATCAATATAATCTGATACCATAACTGGTTTAAATTTAAATCCATCTACTAACATTCGATATATAACGTGTGATACCCACATAGTGTTATTACCCTTTTCATATACCATTTCAAAATATTTACAATACTCATCACTATTTTCAAAAGAATAACTACCACAACCAAAAGTTGATGATATAACATTTTTCTCAACTAAATTAGAAATAAAACCATCTTCTCCTATTGTAATATAACTCTTATTAGATGGATTAATTGATGTTGTTTTATTCAAATCATAATGACATATAAAATTACCATCAACAACATTATATTTAAATTGATTATCAACCTCTCTAAGTATTATTTGTCCTTTTATACTTTTCTGTTTTATCATCATATAAACCGTGTGTGGTTGATTATCAGTTCTTTCATCAAGAATTACAATTTCTGCCTTATCTTCTATCCCAAGTTCCTTTACACACAAATCAATAGCATCTCTACAATTGTATTTATCAATATGTTCCTTTAAAAATCCCAAATAAACTTTATCTACTTTATTAAAATCAAAATACTTTATAGCTTCAACCAACATCCAATTTCCATTTGGATGTGTCAACATCCATTTAGGTTTTAATCCTTCAAATCTTGTTGATAGTCCTGCCGCAGTAACAATTAAACTTTTCATTGATTATTCCCTTTCAAAATCTTCTGCCCATCTTTCACCAAATCTTTCTCTTTGAGAATCAAATTTATATTTTGTCCACCCATACTTTGGCCACTCCAATTCTATTATATTTGATGGAACACTTTTAAAAACTTTATGTGTTAACTTATCACTAATTAAAAGTGTTTCATTAATTTTTTCACAATTATCATACAAATATTTTTCTGGTTCTTTTAAAAATAATTTTAATCTATTATCAAAATTTGAACAATAATGTGTTCCTATATATGATTCTGTTCTTATATTTGTTGTAACATCATAATTACTCTTTTCATTAGAACTTGATTCCAAGGATATATTAAATAAATCAATCAAATCATCTTTATACCCCCAAAATATATGGTCTCTTGGATGAAATGGAAATGGTGAAAATATACCACCAGTAATTATACTATTTTTAGGTTTATCTTTATTTAACTCAAACTTCAATGCACTTTCTTTGTTTTTAATAAAATAATCATACATATCATTTATACACTTATGGGAATATTTTTGGTCTGACCTTACCTTAACGGCGTATTTTGTAGTTACTTGTTTTAACCCTGTAAGTGAACTAACTATTTGTAAATTTCTATTTCCTGTACCCCAGTCATCTGGATATTTACTTCTTATAAATTTTACACCATTTAAAGAAACTGATTCTTTATCTTCTTCCCAACATGATACTATAATATTGTTTACAAAATCTAACTTTTTATAATGTTCTATAAGTTCATCTACATAATCATCATATTGACCTTGTATAACAATATCAATTTTTTCTTTCATTAAATTATTTATAACATCTTTATTAACTTTTAAAAGATACGCTACATTATCTTGAAATCCAAAAGTTATCAGTAAATCATCATCTACTGACGCTACTCCACAACAAAATTCTACTTGACCATCCATAAATGTAAATGGTTCTGTATACTTAATAAGATTCCAATCACTATCCCACAATAAAATTCTATGTTTATATCTTGCATCCTTATAAGCATAACCTCGTTCTTCTCTTCTCCACCATTGACATTCATGAATAACCGCTAACCTACATCCATTATCCCAAGGTATAACTTGTGAACTCCCACAAAATGGTTCTTGTTGACCTTCATTCCAAGATACATCTAAAAAATTATCACTTTTATGAACTATTTCACTTGTTCCTTGTTCTGGGTCTACCTTTATAATTTCTAAAGGATTAGACCATCTAACATAATGATAAGGCATATCTAAAATAGGCATCCAATTTTTATCACAATAAGATTCAAATGGTACTTCAATTCTACAACGAGATATTTCTTTAACTTTTGATGGTGTAATATAAATTTCAGATAATTCCATCCTACCTTCACCATCTGGATGTACATCTCTTCTAACACCAGTTAAATATAATTTATTATCCCATCTAACAATTCTTGCATCTTCCAAACCTATAAATAACCAATTAGGTTCAACATCTAATTCTGTAGTATCTACTAAGTTATGTTTAGTTATACTATTTGATTTATTATCATATTCACAAAAGAAATTATTAGTTCTTAAATTATGGTCTTGTTCTGGATGAATATAAGAAAGTGGGCCCCATCTTGTATAAAATTTACCACCTTCATCTTTATAATGTTTAGCACCAATTGAATGTTGAAGTGTATAACCAACATTTCTAATGTTAACAAGAATATCATCACCATCAACATAAATTGATGGATTACATAATCCAGTTTGATTAGTTTCTTCTGATGGAATTATTAGTGGAACAATAGTTCCACCATTATCTAAAGCTATCTTAGATAAGTGTAACATTTAAAAACCCTTATATTTTCCTATCCTTCTCCCAAGACTTAATGTCTATTATCGAATAAATTCGAGTAGGTATAACATTTAAATCATTCTCGTTTGTTAATAATAAAGAATTTCTATACTCTTCCCAAGGAATAGGAAATGTCTTGTCGAGTACACCATTATTCTTTTCTCGAATGATTTGATTTATTGCGTTTATTGTATATAAACTATTTGTTTGTTTCTTTCTATGTAACGAAATTGTATCTCTTGTATCCGAACCTGCAAAGTCATAATCACCTGTAATATTGTATGTACATATTAATTCATGATGGTCATTCTCATTAGTGAATACATAAATTTTATTAAATAATATATCATGGCATGCAATGATTAGGTCTATGGTATCATAGAGTTTATTCCTCTTGGTAAATGTACATAATAGCTGAGATTTCATATTTATTTCCAAGAAACACTAAGTAACTCTAAAGTAGCTTGTGTTGAACCATTAAATCTAATATTCATTTTAACATCAGCTGTACCCATAACATTATTTTTAACTTTAAAAGTAAAAGTTACCCCAGCACTTGTATTAGTATCTTCTATCTTAATTTTATTTCCAACTAACTCTAATCCCCCACTACCTTCGAAAGTTTCAATTTTAGCTTTAGCACCACTTTTATTTGATTTTGCCTTAAAAAATGTTGGACTATAACCAGTTAAACCAGACGCAAAAGCTGCAGAATCAACAAACATATTTTCATTGGCCTTCAAAGCATTTACCATAAATTTAAACATCTTAATAGAAGCATATTTTTGATAAATAAAGTTAACTAATTTTTTAGAAAAATCTTCAGCGGCTGAATCAAATAAGCTTCCCGCTGGTGAATAATCATACGTTATAGATAAACCACTAAGACCAGATTTTATTTGTTTTCTCCATTCATCAATTTTGTCAATGTACGCTCCAACCCATTGTTCTTCTGCTATATTTAATCTTTCTCTTTCATTCTTTGTTAAATTATAATCAAATTGTTTAGTCATATCATCAAAAGATTTAAGATAAGTTTTACCTTTGCCAGCTTGAGCGGATTGTTGTTTCAATGAAACACCAACAACATTTCCATCACTTTTACCCCACTCAGTTACAAATTGATTATTTAATGGTGCTATTTGAGTAGTAATATTATTACCAGGTCCTGTTGTAGTTACCACCGAACCCTTTACTAAATATGCATCTCCTGGGTTCCACTTATCTGCTGGTACTTTACAAATTTTAGAACCTATACTTCTTACTTTATTAAAATCAGAATCTCTTTCCCACTTCCAAGAGCTATATTTATCTTTTAAACTTAAAGCTACTGATAGTGGTTGATTTAACTCATCCAAAAATCCTTTTTTTGGATTTGATGATGGTATTGTACGTAAATAATCTCCTAATTCTTTTTTTGTAGAATTACCTTCTCCTTTTATAGACTTTAATTCTTGTTGTAAAGTAGAAACACATTTTCCTATATTGGTTTTATCAACGACATCTTTCCACTTAGATTGAAAAAACAAACCAACAAATCCCTCTTTAACATCAGTAGATACTTGTCCGGCCGATTTTGAACTCTTACCACCTTTAAAAGCTACCCAAATTTCTAAATCTTTTCTCTTACTATCTCCTGTACCATTATGAATAACACTTCCGGCAGAAGATTGAATATTTTTATTAGTAAATGTAGTTTTATATTTACCTTTTAAACTATCGGCTACTATAAATATACTATCCCTACTATCTCGCCCCACTTCTGGAAATTGTATTACATATTCTATCCTATTTGTTGGTTTTCCACCTTTAATTTGTGGTTCATTAGCTTTACCTTTAGTAATTAATTGTGCTTTTCCAAGATTATATTTTTTATTTTCAAGTTCTTTAATATAATCATTGACCCATTTATTAGCTATTTTTAATATAGAAGCAGATAATTTCTTTTCTTTATAAATTTTTTCAACACTCGGAGAATTTAAAGGCATTTCTCCAAGTAACTCAAGTGGATAACCAAAATCTTTCATTACACCACGTAAAACTGATTTATGATATCTGTTAGTATAGATTGGTGCCCTACCACTCATCCTATTCGACCACTCTTTTACTAATTTGTCGTAATTAATTTTCATTAAATTTGTCCGTTATATTTTCCATTTTATGATAGTTTTGCCCCTTTGCGATTTTCACTGGGTACATACCACCTTGTTCTAAAATGTCCTTTACCATACCAATAAACCCCAACCCGTCACTAATTTTGAAGTCAAATAGAAATGAATCGTAACTATAAAGAACTAACTTGCTTTCATAATTTTCTATCTTAGGAATCAATTCCGCAAGAACTTTCATATTATTCTCCGTCTCCATCAACTGAATAAGGTAATTGAATACTTTATTCTTATTCATTTCGGATAGATTATCTCTATATATTCTCTTATTATAAATATCACTTGTTATAAAAGCTTCATCTTTATAGGTCTTCCAAGTCTTTTCTATATAATCATGAACTTTACCAAAAAATGGATTAAGTTGAACAACTTCTATTGGAATATGACCATATAAATATTTAAATGATTTATTTTTTGATTCTTCATAATCACACCCATAAAACTTTGCCATATGTTTGTGTACTGAACCATTGGGAAATTTATAATCAACCACATCACCAATCAACCTTAAATGATATGCGTCATAATCCATCTCAACCAACATACCATCATCAAATCTACTAATATATTTTTCTCTACTACCATCAGTTTTATTTAACGCTGCAAAATTAGTACCACCAAATCTATTTGATGGTCTTCCAGTTGTTGTATATGGGTTATACTCTGAATAAACTAATCCATCTTTGGTCATTAAACCATGTTGTTCTATATATTGTAAATTTTCTAATACATCAAAATTATAAGTCTCATAACAAGATGGTTGTTTACCAAGAGCAGATACTTTTATTTTATCAACAACTTCTCTACACCACTCAACGTGTTTCAATATAGGAACAACACAATTTAAATTAGAAAATTTATAAAAATGTGTATAAAAGTGTTGGTGAGCATTAGTTATTATATCATCAATCATAAGTGGTTCATTTTTTCGTAAATAATGCATCAATTGAATATCACATACATTCTCCCACTTTACAAAATGTAATAACTTCTTTTTATCATAAGTGTATACATTTTTTGATGTCTTAGTTAATTTAATATATTTTTTATCTAAATTAATAGTATCTGAATGTTTAAATGGTAAAATATATTCATCCGTAGAATCATTAAGTAACCTAATATAAAATAGGCATAATTCTGTATCAATTGGATGTTTATTTACATCACATTGTATAGGAATAACTACGGAATCGTTTTCTTTAAACTCTACCATAAATTTTTCCCACTCTTTATGGGATTCTATTATAACCATTTATTTATTAACTTTTGTTATCTTTTCATACCAAGGACTGAACCAATCCAAAACATCTCTTTGGCTTCTATACACTTTTAATAAATCTCTTTTCTTTAATAATAAATCTTGTGATAATCTTTCTTTACCTTTATCAAATTGCCATAATAATTCTGGTCTTAAATGATTTAACACATCATGTAATGCTCTATGTCTTGGATGACCATATTCACCTTTTCTATTATGTGTTACTATTTTTTTATATTTTCTTTCTCTTAATACTCTAAGTAATTCATAGATTAATTTCTCTCTATGATAATCCTCTCCACCTTTAAATCCTGACCAATGTTCGGAATCTATTATACCTATAAACTGCATAGATGATATCCATTCGGCTCGTCTAACTTCATTCTGATATTCATCTACTGCTACAACTTTATATTCTTCTGGATGAGTTAATAATTCAGCTCCACCAAATAGTGCTTCATCATCAGGGTGAGCTACAATCATTATCTTATCAATCACAATAAAATACCTCTACGTTTTTATGTTTCTGTAATATTGATGCTGGAATGTCTTTGGTTACTTTACCATTCATAGCTTTATCTAAAATATCTTTTTTATGTTTCCCATTTACCATCAACACTATCTTCTTTGAATCCATAATAGTTCCCAATCCCATAGTAATTGCTTGTTTAGGTACATCATCTACTGAATCAAAAAACCTTGAATTATCTTGTATAGTTTGTTCGTCTAAATCTACTACTCTTGTTCTTGACTTAAATGAAGAACCAGGTTCGTTAAATGCTATATGACCATTACTACCCATACCCAATATACACAAATCAATTCCCATACTTTCAGTTATCTTATCTTCAAATACATCGGTAGGATGAAATGGAAAATGACAATTTATTGGAAATATATTAATACTATCAAATAAATTCTTTCTCATATAACTTTGATAACTTTCTGGATGGTCTACGTTCATAAGATAAACATCAAGATTAAATGTAATAACCAGTCTCCAATCTAAACCTAATATAATAAGGTCGTTATACATGCCAAGTGGTGTTGAACCAGTTGGTAAACATAATTTAGAAAGTGGGTGTTTTTTTAGTTGAGTTGCAACTATACCAGCTATAGTATAACTTAATTCATTATAATCTTTTGTAACATTTATTTTCATAAACATATAACCTTTATTTAATAATAAGTAGTCTAATACTTAGTCATTCTTTCAAGCTTTTTTATTAAAATTTGTTTTTCCCCTAAATCTGGTGGCCATCTATATTCATCTAAAGCTGTAATTGGTAAATCCGAAACTCCTTCTACAATTTTATCAGCTTTTTCAATTTGACTTATATTATCTGCAGAAACTTTTTCTCTTTTACCCTTAATTGACCATTTAATTTTAACTTTTTTATAAATTACTGGTACTTTTCCAAAACCACTTGGGTCAATCTCAATTGCTACAGCCTCTGGATTAGACGCCATTTTTACAAAAGAACGCCAAATAAATCCTTTTTTAACATCACTAGCTTTAACTACTGGTCTAAAAGGAGTTGGTACATAACCAGATACATATTTTTTTGCTCTCGTATATTCTTTAAAGTCTGTTTCACCAATGAATCTAACTATAACTTCAGATTTATTTTCATCAAAATCACCACCAGTAACATATATTTCTCTTCCATCTGTTATATACATTATATGATATGGTATATCTGGACTAACCCACGCTTTATCAGTATATTTAAAATCATTTATACCAGTTTTTCCAGCATAAGTTTCTATTCTGTTGGACATTTTGGTTAATTTTCTTATAAGATTTGTACTTTTAGACATATATCTTTCCTAATTTTCCATCACAGTAATCCATGATGCTCCATCAATTGTACCATCATTACCCTCGCCACTTGAATCAGTTACCGTAGTACCTGAACCTTCACTCATTTTCCAATAACCTTGTAAATCAGATTCACCATTTAAATCTTTAGGTGTTCCACTATTATAATGACTGACAGCATTAGCTGTTTTATCTCCTGAATACACTGCAAAGTTTGTTAAAGAACCTTCAAAATGATGACCAGTATTAGTTGAATTATTTTTATATGCACCAATAGTTAATGATTGTGTGTAAGTTAATAAATTTGATACTGTTCCAGATGTAACAAACTTATTTACTTCTATTAATATTCCATCTACATATAATTTAGAATCTACTATTGTTTCTACATCATTATATACCATCCAATGATGCCATTCACCATCATCTTGAGTAGAAGTATCATCCCAATATACATACCAATTATTTCCATTCCATATTAAAGGTCTATTTGCATTAAAATTTGGAGTGAAAGTTCCTCTTTTATTAGTACCATAACCAAATACAGAATAGTTTCTAGCAGTATGAGTTGATTTCATCCAAAACGAATAAGTTCTATTTATAGGTGTAACGCCACCACCTGAAAATGTAGTTGCAACTTCATTTGTAAGACCATCAAATTGAAGTCCGTAAATTGTAGTAGGAGTAGTTTGAGCTCCACTTCCTCGTACACTTTCAATTGCAAATGTTCTATCTATTAAATTATTAGTTTCTTCAAATATTCCTTTGGCTATATCTTCATTCACATGGAACAAATATCTATTCTCAGGTATCTTCAACCATCTATCCCAAGTTAATTGTTGATTACCTTGTTTTCTTCTTGCTACATCTGTTAACACGGGGATTATTTTTGAATCTACAACTTTTATTTCACCAAGAATTGTTTTAAGTTTACCTTTATATTTTGATGATAAGGTAACTTTATTTTCCAACCATCCCGATTTCTTTAATTCTTCTAAAATAGTAAATTTCTCTTTTTCTCCATTAGAAATTTGATTCATTAATTCAGTTGACTCGTTCTTTAAATTTTCAATAATCTTATCTTTATCTCGTATCTCACGTTGTAATTGTTCAACACCAGCAAATAAATCTACAGGAGTTTTTGTTGGTTCTCCCGAAGAATCATTGAATGATTCATCAAATATTTTTATTTGTTCTTTTAACTTCATGGTTTATGAACGAGTCCTGATGGAGCCTCTACCTGTTAAATCTTGGTACGCCCAATGTCCTGCATTTCCAAGAGCTCTTTGTCTTGCACCAACGTCGGCGTGATGGCGGTCTTGGCGTGTTTCTTGTCCTGTCGCTCTATTTGTTTCTTTGATACTTCCGTCTGAGAATGTTTTATATTCAACAGCTTCGTATACTACTGTCCACACAAAAGAACTGGTGTATTCTTCACCAGAAGACGTTTCAGATATTCTTTCAAATTCATACGTTGGTGGTATCTGAGTATTTATTGTTGGTGGAGGCGGTGGGTCTGGTTCTGGTACTGGTTCTTCAAAAGTTTGTTCTGCTAATAACGCGTCCATTTCAGTATTATCAATTATAACATCACCTTCCATTTCTGCTTCTGCACTTGGTACTGCTATCGTAGGTCTTTTTGGTGGTTCGCCTGCTGGTACATAATCTGCTCGGGGCTTTCTCTCCAATGTAAATTCTTGATTTAAACCCAAATTAGCTCTTGTTTTACCTTTCGTTGGAATCATAGCTACACCTGTTTCTTCATCTTCATTCTCTAAATGCCAATTTCTAAATCCTCCTTCTTCATCCCCACCTTCTTGTATTTCAGCTTCCGTATTTGCCGTTTCTACTTCTTCTTCTAATGTTACTACTTCTTCTTCTTTTACATCTTCAATAACTGGTTCAGTAACTTCAACTGATTCTACAACAGGTGCTGGTGGTGGTGCCGCTTTCTTTATTGGTTCTCCAATTTCTTTAGGTGGATTTTCAGCCATTCTCATTAAACCTCTTATTGTAGTAACCCAACCATCAGTTCCTATACTATGTGATATATCTATTGCTTGAAACGCTACCCAACCATTATATTCTGGTGGTAAATAATTTGTAGTAAAAGCATTACCAGGTACAATACCACCTATTCCAGTAAGTTGAATTTCTATCTCTAATGGTATAAGTAATGGTCTTGTTGTCAAACTACCTTCAGGACCAGTAGTAATTACTGACCTCATTATATTATTCCACTTATAAGTTCCTTCTGTTTTTAACGCTCCCCATTCATCATACATTTTTCTTTCATCATTACTATCTCCCAAATCTAATTTTTCATTATTCCTAAGTTTTCCTACATTTGTCGCAAATATTTTTTCTTGTTCTTGTCTTTCTTTTTCTGCTTTAAGAGCTTTTTCACGAGCTTTTTTCCCAGTAGGGTCTTTTTTGATATCGGACTTCTCTTCTTTTGTCAAAACCTTAGTTACCATTAATTCTGGTCCACCAGTAACTGATAATCCAGTTTGTGTATCTGTAAAACCTGTTCTATCGTCACCATATCCAAATGTTGGATACTCCCATGCCATTTTCATATCACCCATTGATTCATCTGGACTCTTACCAATTGATTTACCATATCTTATAGAAGATGGATTTCCAGCAACAGATGGTGCTTTACCTTTACTATTTGCTCCAAACATAGCCGCTGTTTGCATAGAACTTGGTAATTTAGCTGTTAAACTATGTCCTTTTACAAGACTTTTCTCATTCATAACATTAAAAACAAATAATTTCCCCTCTACTTTTTCATCTACCAATTTACTTATACCATTTGATTGGTCTAATAAATCTACAACTTTATTTTCACTATAATTTTCATCAATAACCATAACTCTACCAATACCATGTTTAGTACTTGGAAAAGTTGCATCTGTAATTTTAAATTTCCAAATACCATATTCTTCATTTAGTTTATTAAATATATTTTGCATACCACTTTCTACAGAAGTTACTCCTGTAAAAGCTTGTGATATTACTTCCCAATGTATTATAATATTTCTTAAATAACCAATACTGGAATCATTTGGGTCTGCAAAGTTTTCAAAACTTTTTCCTCCACCAGCTTCTTCAAGTTGTTGTTTAAGTTCAATAGTTCTTTCTGTATCCTTACCCCAATCGGAATCCATATTAGACTCATTAAACCATTGTCCAAGAAAAATAAATCTATTTGGATTTGAAGTCATTAAATGTTTATGATTAGATATTTTAACAGATTCCCACATCCATTTTCCGTCTTCTAATTTTGGTTTCCCACTTTCCATTACTGGTACTATACTTCTAAATGTTGAAAGTAAATCTCCTTTTGAATTTACCTTTCCTAAAAACTTACTTACAATATTATCTTCCATCCAACCCCACGATACATATGGGCCTGCTTCAACATTACTTCCACTTCTCAATATAGCTTTCAATAGACCTTTTGGTTGCTCTGTATGTACAACTGGATTCGTCCACAAATTTCCAAATATAGCACCTGGTTCTTGACATAATCCAGATATTTCATCGTTTAATTGTTCTACAAATTGTTCAAGAGTTGGTGCATAATTACCTTGTGTTTCTTTAGCTTCTTCATCTTTTGAATCTTCTTCGAGTTCAGCCGCTTTTCTTGATTCTGTACCATCTGCGGCTGGAGCTATTTCACTTTTTGTTTGTTGTCCTAAAGTATTAACACCTAATGAAGTAATTTCTGTAATACAATCAAATCCACCATCCTCGCGAGTCTTCCATTCAAAATTCTTAATAAGACCAGCCATAGCATCATACTTACCTTTATTCTCCCATATCTTTTTTTGTATCAATTGATACGCCGAACCATCTTTTATAGATTCTTTATCAAAAAATCGTACATCAGAAAAATCCTTTACACTACTCCATCCCCATTCTAAAACAATTGGTTTACCATGTCCTAAAAAGTGTGGTGTTAATCTTCCTATATCAGTATATGAATGACAAACCCAATTTATTGTAGCATTTCTAATTGCTTTAGTAGAACCTGCAAATTCAACACTAACAGAAGTAATACCTGGTAATGGTCTGAATCTATCCTCACGAAACATAATCATATTTCCTTCAGGAGTTAGAATCCCATCTCCACCTTTATCAAATAAACTTCTATCATACATTTCTCTAAAACCACTTAGATGTTTAAATGTTGTATCTGCTCCTTCACCTTCCTTCATTAATTCACCACCCATTATACAAACTGTATCCATACCACCACGTGGATTATCTGTAGTTATATACACTCCACCTTCTTCTTTAATATCACCAACATTTTTATCTCCAGGCATTGTTTCTTTGTCTTTTTCAGTATAATAAACATATTCCAAAGTAGAATTTATTGGTGAAAACATTCTAACCCATGGCGATTTAACATAAGTGTCTTTTATTGCTTTACCAACATCAGCTTGCCCAGTATTAGGTGAAACATCTCTCGCAAGAGCGTTTTCCATTTTATGTAATGTTTTCCTAACGTCTGGATGTATCTCAGAAAGGTTTAACATAACCTACGTCCTATTTATTTATTCTGTGAAATTCTTGTAATATAGAATTTATATCTCTCGGTATACGAATTTTATCACCGACCTTTGGTCTTGATTCATGTGAATAACCATTAGCTTTTGCAAGAATCCACCAAAGTGTTGAGTCATTATAATATTTGTGTGCTAACCAATCGAATCTTTCAAAATCACGAGCAAAATGAAATGTATCGGTATCCCTAATTAATATTTCTGGGTATCTCGTTACTTTAAGACTACGAACTCCATTCTTATCTTTTTTTACTTTTGTATATGAGTATCTATTCATTAATCTATCCTTCTGGGGCCGCGGTTGGTTGGATACCTTCTTCTTGATAGTTTGTACTCCATCCACTTGATTCTTTTATTATATCTCCAGTACCTTGTGATGCATCAACGGGGGGAATATTTTCATTATTGGATGGGTCTGTTAAAAAGTTTTCATATGGTTTAGTACCATCTAACCAAGGTAAATCAAAGTGTTTACCTGTCATTGATAACGCATAGTTTCCAATAAATTTAAATCCTATTTGTATTGTTAAAAATTTAGGTAATTGTAATGGTACGTCTATATCCCAACCACCACTATCTTCTACAGTTACACCAATACTATCTATTAAACCTGGTGTATCTTTATATAAATTACCAATAGTTAATTCAACAAATGGTGGTGTCATCAAACGACCACCAGTTTCACCACCTTGTTTCCAAGCTGGATATCCAAGACCCATAAGATAATTAACTTTATCCCATAATAAAATCATTTCTTGTTTTGTATTAGGAAATATCTTAAAACTAAATCCTATAGCTCTATCTGCTCCACCATATGTATAAACTTTATCTGGTCTACCTATATATTGTGATTCATTCCAATTTGGTGTTACAGTATCACTAATACCTTCCAATGTTGCTCTAAATACTAAATATTTATTATTAACTAAATCTTTAAATTTAAATGGTATAAAATCTAAATCAGAATCTTCACCATAAGGCGTCATATTAATTTTATCTGTCAATTCATTTGCGTATTTTCCAGTATGACCTTTTTTTATTAAACCTTTTATATTCTTATCCCAAACTGGTAAAATACCTGGTGTACCAGGTTGTCCAACTGAATACATAATATCTCTACCACGTTTTCTAAGTTCTCTATTCTTTTCATCACTATCTAAATCCGCATATTTAGAGACCTTTGATTCTGCAGGAGTTTTTAAAGTTTTCTCATATATAATATCATCTCTTGCATTAGTTTCACCTGGTAAATCACCATACGCTGACATAGCATAATTTCTAAGTGTATCTTGTTGTACAACACTTGGTGGTTGTGGTATTAAAAGTCTATTTTTATCATCTTCATCTATAGTTGGTTTTATAATATCACTTGGTCGTGACCATTCTGGTACAGCGTTCATTTTTGAATCTGTTATACTAAAATATCTACCACCCATAACAGCTACTGCAGGCCATCTATCAGTATGTGACGCTCTACCAGCTTCACCATTAGAATAATGTTTCCACATCATTCCCCTTAATAAATAAACAGATAAAGTACTTGTTCCATCTGGTCTATCATCTGGTTGTATTAAATTAGGATGATATTTACCTTCTCTTGTTCTTTGTTGTGCTTCCGCAGTACCAGAAGATAACGCACCAGTTGTTATAACATCAGAACCCCATATATTATGCCAAAAAGGTGGTGGCCAATTAACTTCTCCATTTTCATCCTTATTTCCAATACCTGACCCACCTAATCCTTCTCCGCCTCCAGCAAAACTAAAACCAGATTGTGCGTTCATAGGTGTTCCTGGCCCTTGAGCTTGTCCTCTCATTATAATAGCTAATGAATCTTGATATCTTGTATAAGCACCACTATGTAACTCTCTAGCCCAAGATATATCACCTATGTGGCCACCAATCCAACCTACACCAGCATACGCTTTTTGACCAACACTAAGAGCACCTTTTCCAATTGTTATTGTTAAATCTTTACCTTTTGACCATACTTTATCAGCAGTAGTTTTAACTTTAGTCCAATCAAATTTTATTCCACCACCATCACCAGATTGAATTGTACCTTCTGGTGCTTCAAATGTTGCCGCTTGTTCACGATGTGGGAACATAACTCTAAATCTATCAAGAATTGGAGCTAAAGTTGTTGACGTTTTTGAAAATGTTGTAGTACCAAAGTCTTTTAAATCACCACCAAACTCTATAGTACTTTTAGCCGCACTTCCTAATAAATTAACAAGAGCACTTCCAGCTGATGCACCAGCTTCTCCAGCTTTACCAGCAACACCCTTTAATTTATCTATTAATGGCCCTATAGGTTCTAATGCCGCAGTTAATGAATTACTCATCGAACCATGACTTTCTGCATGTACCATTGGTACAATAGATACTAATCCAAGTGGATTCCATTGTCGTGTATGTTCAAATGGATTTAATTTATAAAATAAAAATTGTTTAATACCAAAAGTAAGACCTTGTGGTGTGAGTATAAATTTTCCTATTCTTTTAACATCATCAACTGTTCTACCAATCATTGTACTTGCCATACCAATTCCTGGTATACCACTAACAGCATCAAGTCCTGCTTTACTACCAATATCTTTTATAATAAATGGTTGGTCAAATCCTATAACATTGTTATCTCTATAAGGTAATTTATCATATTGTCCTTCAGTAGATAATTCTGTATTTATTGTTCCACTATTATTATATGAATTAAACGCTTCTGGAGTTTCTAAACTTGGAAAATTAAATGGTTGTCGTGGACTTCTATCTGCATTTGGACTATTATCCGTTGTAACATTAAACCACTCAATCATTTCTGGTCTTTCAAGTGAAGTTATATCTGATAAATTAAATGGATTATTCTCTTGTTGAAAAGAAGTTACATCAGATTGTTCAAATGGTATTATTTGTTGTTGTAATGTAGTAACATCTGAAAGATTAAAACTTGGTACATCTAAACCAGATGTATGTCTACCAATTGGATTTGTATTAACCACTTCTGGAACACCATTCATAGTAAATAATGTTGGTGGCCCACTAAAGTTAAGAGTAAATCCTGTTGCGTTAATATTTGGAAAATAATCTACTGGTCCAGGATGTGAATATCCACCCAACGATGTTGGTTGACCTAAATTATTACCAGTAGGAGAACCTAATGGATTTCCAGCTCCAATGGCTAAATCACTTGTTAAATTAACTAATCCCATGTTATCCCTCTGCTAATCCTTTAACTTTACCAGTTAAAGTATTCATTAATTCTGTATTAGAATCTTTTAATGCAACAATTTCAGATATAACACCATCTAATTTCTCATTTGTTAAAGTCATATCCGTGACATTCATAGCCGCTTCAGATTCTGCTCCAGCTCCTTCTCCACCACCTAATAACATTTGACCTAACATTCCAATACTACCTAAAGCAAGTAATACAGGTAAAGCAGGTAACAAGGCTAACGCTCCAATGGCTAACATACCCATTCCCATTCCTAATGCACCAAAAGCACCAGCTAAAATAAATATTCCACCAGCTAATGGAACTAATGTAGACATCAATGGTGAAAAAGAAGATAATCCTTCAGCTAACATTCCAAAACCAGTTCCTATCGCTTGTATAGCGTGTCCTAATACAAGTAATGCCGCGGCCATAATTAACATGGCGGCCGCACCCGCTATTATAGCAAGAGCACCAACACCACTCATCATTAACGCTCCAATAGCTACTAACACTAATACTAATCCAAGTAAAGCGACACCAGCCTTAGCTAATGAACTCCATTCAACACTTCCAAACTCTTGTAGAGCTTTAGCAGTAACAAATAACGCCGCTGCAACAATCAACATAGCCGCGGCCCCCGCTAATACTTTCTTTGGGTCAATTTTTTCTACAAATGCAAGTGGATTACTATCCGTACCTGGAGTTTTACTTGGCATTTTCATTTTATCTTTTAAATTTGAACCAACATCTTTAACTTTACCAATAGCACCCTTAGCTAATTCTTTACCTTTATCCATTACACCAGTTAAATGTAACTTTTCTGCTAACCACATAGCTTTCTTAGCCGCGTGTTCTTTAACAATATTAAGTAAATTAGTATTACCAGTAAGTTTCGCAATACCCCACATCATTAACATACCACCAATTATCAAAGTACCAATATTGTGAAATTCATTCATAGCTGTAATTATTGAAGCTAATCCACTCAATAACTTTACTACTGCAAATACAGCAATTCCAATTGGTAGTAACGCTACCATAAGTATTGGTTTTAACACTTGCCATACTTCTAATAAATCTTGACCAAGGTCTCTGATTAACCCCATTAAATAAGCCATTCCTTTTGCTGTCATAGCTTGTGATTTTGTTTGTTTATTGAGATTAGATTGATTAGCTACCATCTTAGATAATTCAGTAACACTAACACCAATGGATTGTGCTAACGCTCGTCTTTGAAGAACATTCATTTGGTTAAATTCTGCTTCAGAACCTACATTTCTTAATATTTCTTTTTGTAACCCAACCATATCACCAGAAAGTGCCATTTGACGAGCTTTATCAAGATTCAATTGTTTACCAAGTAAAATTTCAGCTTCCATTTGTTGTTGAATACTCGATTCAAAATTTAATAAGTTATCTGCTATCTTAACCGATGTATCAAAGTTAATACCAAGTTTCTTTGCTTGTATAGCCGCTTTAGCGACATTCATACCACCATCCTTAGCGAATGAAGCAAACGCTTCAGTATTTTGAGCTAAATCCTGCATAACTTGACCTGGTGCTACACCCTCGGCTTGAGCTAAACTACCAACAGATTTTGCCATTTGGAATGCCGCTTCTTCTGACGCGGCACCAGTAGCTTTCATCGCTACCATTAAGTTAGCCGCATTAGTTCCACTTACACCCAATTCGGCTTTCATTTGAGCCATACCACTTAACAATTCTGGTGTTACTGCATTAACTCCACCAAAGTTATCCATCAATCCAATAGCCGCATCCTTTATATCACCAGTTTCAACTCCTGCCATTTTAAATGCCGCGGCTGTTTCCGATATTTGCATTTGTAAACCCGCGGCCGCTTCATCACTAATACCTAATTCGGTTTTAAGTTCCATTGCTCCTTTAAACATATCATATAGATACTTACCAGCTAATAATAAACCAGCACCAATAGCCATAACTGGATTCATAGCTATAGCTTTTAATTGAGCTCCGAATGCCATGGCTTGGTCTTTTACACCATCCATCTTTCCTTGTAAGTCTTTTGTAGCATCATTTGTCATGTTTTGGAACTTAACTATATCTTTCTGAACTTTTAAATCTCTTTCTGCTATATCAAGAGTTTCAAGTGCTAATTGTACTTGTTCTTTAGATAAGTCTGTTTGACCAGACATTAAGTCAAATCTATCTTGTGCGAACTTTTTAGCTTGTTCTGCATGTGTAGCTTCTATGGCCTGTGTATCAAACAATGTAGTACCAATTTTCATTTGAGCGTCATTTATATCATTAGCAGTTTTAACTTGTTTTGTCATTTCACCTGAAAGGTCTATAACCTGGTCAAACTCCATTCTTGTCGTTTTTAATATAAGTTCTCTTGATGCAGCTAAATCTTTAGCACCAATAATAGCTTTGGTGCCCATTTTCTCCATTTGTTTTGCTATATCTTGTTCTTTTTCTTCACTCTTAACTAAATCATCACTTATTTTTTTTCTTCGGTCTTTTTCATCAGCTATTCGTTTTTCAATATCAGCTATTTCTTCTAATAACTTCTTACGTTTGCCCGTAACCTGCAAACCTTTCTTCTCATCAATAAAAGTCTGTTGTACTAACTTCTTTTTTTGTTTAAGAAGGTCAATATCTCGTTTAGTTATATTTGGTTTAGCGGCCATTGTTTATCATATCCTATAAATCAAAACCATGTTTGTCTAATTTTTTAGAAAGTTCTTCTTTATCTTTTCTCAATTGTTCTAAATCTTTCTGAATTTGTTTTTCCATACTTTTTAATTCTGGATTCTTCTTAACAGCTTGTTTAACCACTTGAGCTGGTTTAGCACCAGCAACTACTCTACCAAACAAGGTATCAATAATACCTTCATAGAATACTCGTTGGTTTCTTTCAACCACTGGTTTTATACTTTCTAATTTAAGGGAACGGAGTAGGTCTTTAAATTCCGCAAATGGTTCTAATACTGAGTCGTAATCACCACCACCTATAAGATTTTCATTTGGGTCTGTTATTTCGTATTCACCACCACGTTTGGTATCATTCAAATTCATATACGCACCACTTGTTGTAATAACTTGTATGGTATTTCTCATTTGAACTACTTTTGGTTTTCTAAGAAATTTTCGTGCTATTTTCTTAACATCATTAATATTTTCCATTATATTTAACTCCTGATTAAAACGATTTTTCATGGGAATTTATCAATAATAAATATCAGAAAACTTATTTTTTATATGATGGTGGACGAGCTGTACTCTTTTTATTAGCTTTATCGTATTCATCTTTTTCTTTCTTATAAAAATCTTGCATTTTTAAAAAATAGAATTTACGAAGCCAAGTAGGCATAGAATAGACTGAATCATAGGTAAATCCACCTTTACCATGAAATACTATTTGGAATATTTGTTCGTGTATTTGAGGCTTATTTTCCGGCTTTAGGCCAAAAAAACTCTACCGTCATAGGGACGGTGATTTCTACCTCCTCACCTGAAGAAAAATCAAGAATGATATCCAAGTCTACATCGGGTGTTATAGACATAAGATGGTCTCTAAATTCTCTTGAATCACGAGACAAAAATTCATTGTTGACAAAGTTATTAATCGTTCCAATGGTCTTATCACCATCTACGGATGTAATAACTTTTTTTAGTCGTGTAGTTACTTCGGATTCAATACCCGTTTTCTTAGTTACCTTACGTAAAGCTTTGAGTTCGGCTGCTATTTCTTTTTCATCACCTTGTGTTAAAAACTTATATCCTAACACTCTTTTAGAAAAAGGTAATTTAAATTCAAACGTAGCTTTGTCGAAATCTACTTCTTTATGGTCAAGAGTAGTCAAATCCAACGTATGTGTTTCTTTTTCCCCAGTTATTGGGTCATCCAACTCAAAAGTGTATTCTTTACCATATCCAAGAACACGAGAAGCTATCATAACGGCATTCTTATCACCGATGAACATATCATCCATGTTAAAATCACCAACTACCAAAGATTCTAACAATACATCAATCACTTTACCTTGTTTAATAAGGTTTTGTGACGTTAGTATGTCCTCTTCTTTAGCAGTCATATATTTGACTTCAACTTCTCCACTTGATAAAGGATGTTCTTCTGGATAGAAGTTACCTTTAGATGGTAAAGTTACAACTTCAGTTGGAAATTTAGGCTTTTCTTGTTTCGCCATGATTTCTCCTTGTTTAATAAAACTAATTAATAAAACTTCTTTTTAATAAATATCTATGTAATACTAAAAACCTTCAATAAAAAAGGGAAGTCCACCACAAACTTCCCTCTCTTCCACCAATAAAATAATTAAAACTGTAATATTGCGTAATCGTAACGGAGACTTAATGTAATCTCAGCTGGGTCACTAGCCGCCCAATCCAAATCATTAAACGCAGCTGATACAATAAATGCACCTTTTAAAGTCCATTCCTCTATTTTATCTCCAACCGGGCCTAACATATTAATTGTAATATCTTTTTTATAAAAATCAGAATATCCATCGCGTCCTGTTACTGATTCTTTATGTAAACGTACCCATTCCATAACTGCTTGTGCACCACTTGGAACAACTGGGTCATATAAAGTAATTTCGATTGGCTCCCAAGAACCTTTACCTTTGACATATCTTTTAACATTAATATGATTTAATTCAACTTCCTCAAACGTAATACTCGGTCTATTGGCAGTCTTAATTAAATACGCGGGAATACCTTCAACATAAAGGATATAACGATTCTTCGTTTTTGGTTCAAACGGAGTGAACATTATTTCTGAAGGGTCGAGTAATTCAGCCATTTTCTTATCTCCAAATTAATTTAATTTTCTTATATATAAATATCATCTACTTCTAAAAATGTTACTTCTCTAACATCAATAATAAATATCATATAAACAAAAAACCCCTCAAAAATGAAGGGTTTTAAGTTTTAACTTATTTACTATTCTGGAAATGTAGCTCCCGTAGGAAGTACAACAAAATCAAGAACAATAAACTCAGCAGTCCTCGTAGGTTGAATATAGATTTGTCCAACAAGACGATTTCTATCAACAACATCTGGTGTGTTGTTAGATTCATCCATGACAACTCTAAACGCACTCAATCCACTATTAGCTTGTACTGAATCCAAGAAAGGATTAACAATATTCAAGAAACGATTACGTGTTCCAGCAGTATTCTGTTCGAACACAAGGTATCTTGAAGAAGAAGCAATAAACTTCTTTAATCTAATTAGCAATCTACGTACATTTACTCTATCCAACGCCGATGGTTTAGCTTGTAAGGTCTTCTGACCCCAAACACAAACACCTTGACCTGGGAATGAAGCAATTGGGTTAACCCTATCTTCATAAAGGTCATCACGTTCTGCGTGAGTTAATCTCGTCTGAGCTTCAAGTACGGTTGTTAAACCACCACGATTCAATCCAGCTGGAGCGAACCATTCATGAGCTACTTGGTCTGTGTATGCAATAACACCAGGTAACACAACTGAAGGCGGAACCCATACAGGTAATGATGTACCAGAATCTACTATTTTTACCCAAGGGTAATAAACAGCCGCGTAATTAGTATCTAATGTAGATACACGACTTGTTATAGTAGAGATACTTTCACCATGTATGGAAGCATCCATAACATAAAATGTATCACCACGTTCTTCACACATATTCATTGCTCTAGCACTAACTTTACTATGTAGACCATGTACGATACCAGGTGTTACTAACAAATTGATATCGAACTCATCAGGATTACTTACAGCATTAATAGCTTTCTTGTAAACAGTAGTTCCCATAGTTGTAGCAGATGAACAATCAAATCCCATCACATTAGCAGCTAAGATATTAGCACCAGTATTCTTTGGTGTCGCAGGATTCATTCCATCAAAACCACCTTGTAGTGGTAAAGCGAACTTACGTTGACTAATATGTGAATTAGACAATGTTAGTTTATCTGAACCCGTAGCATATCCATTTGCAGATGATGCTGATGGGTGACCATTCATATTTTCTAATGACATTGTAGCATTATTACCAGTTCCAGCACTTGTTGGTACTGGAGCTAAGTAAGCAACATTATCATGGGCTTTTGTATTATCATTGTATGTATACCAATAATTAAAGTCAAATCCATAAGGAACTGTTGCGTCAAACTCTAATGTTTCATTAGTTTGTGAAGTCACTAATCTAGCAGCATCAACTCCAGTTGTACCTGGAACAGTATTTGATATTGCTGAGTGACCCATTGGTACTACAGTTTTTGGTGCGAACTCAAGAGCAGAATAATCACTAATATAAACGTGATTAGACATATTTGGCCAATCTCCATTATATGTTAGTTTTCCATCTGAGTCTATAGTAACATATCTATCACCAATAACTCTTGGTAAATAGTTAGTACTTGATGCATCAAAATTTAAATTATGCCAAGATTCAATTAACGCTCCATCATCAACATTATGTACTCCAATACTAAATGAACCATAGTCTGAACCAGCAATACTACCAGCCGATTTCACATTGGAAACAACCACATACACATCATCGTTTACATTTGAACCATGTGAACGAGTATTAACCTTAAATAGATTAAAACGTGCATTATTAATCATCTGTGATTGTACGGTTGGTGAACTAGCATTTGAGTAATCAGTACTGGCAAAATCTATAGTAGCTATAGAAGCGGAAATTCCTTCTGTTCCTGCCCATGTAGTTGTTGATTGTGCGTTTTTAAAATTAGCATATAAGTACGCTGGAACAGTTGTCCCGCCAGCTCCCGTTTGAGTTTGAGCATCAGTACTAAATACATTTTCAATGTAATTAGCACTTCCTGTATCAAATGATAAAGTTACACTATATGAAACTGTATCTGTACCATTCACAGTCAATGTTGAATCAGTTGAAGTAACATCACCACCAGCAATAGTTGATGTTGATAAATCTCCTGCTCCACTAAAATCACCTTGTGATGGTGCGAGATAAGCTAACGAGTGTGTAACACCAGTTGCCGCATCTGCACCAGATATAGCATATAGTTGAATAATATCATTTGAATACCCATCTTGTCCGAGAACTCTGACGATAGTAACCGTACCGGCACTCCGTAGATATTGTTCTACGGTATAAGGTGTATAATAATTCTTCGTGACATCACCAAACACATCCACAAATTCATTAAAATTGCGAACAACTGTAGGAACAAAAGCAGGCCCTTTAACGGTAGGCCCGATTATTGCCGCTCCAATTTCCCCAATAGCTTGTGGTAAAAATGAAAGGTCTTTCTCACGAGTAAATACACCAGGACTTACGATTCTTTCGGCCATTATATTTCTCCTAATTAATTAGTTTTAATTTACGCATGCGAATATATAACATATTCTTAGATATAAATAGTTAACAAAAACTTGAAACGATTATATGTAAGATTTTATTATTTTTCGGTTTGTGGTGGTTGTTCTACTGGTGGTTGTTCTACTGGTGTAAAAGTACCAGTAGATGGGTCTAATGAACCAGGCCCATATTTTTTATTTAATTCTTCAACTAAATCACGTTCATTCTTTTGTATATTAGAATAATCAACTTCCATTTGTGCTTCTTGTTGTTCTAATGCACTTAATTGTTGTTTCAACAATATACTCTGAACACGTAATTGTCCAAATTCAATAGTTTTACTCTGATATGAAGTTTGAAGTTCTTGTAACTTTTTCATTTCATCATCAGAAAATTTAACAGTATCTGCCATTATATTCTCCTTATAACAATTATATAACTAACAATAAGTATCTAATCTTATCACTAAAAGTGTTATTTATTTTTTAACTCTTCTTCTAAACCTACAACTCTAGCTTCTAATTCCTTAATAGCCTCTACCAATATTGGAATTATATGAGTCTTATTAACACCATAGAAACCTTCTTGGTCTTCAAAACTTACTTTATGTGCTTGTGAACCTGTAATTTCTTGTGCAATAAATCCATATTCTGTTCTATCATTAGCATTATCTGCATTCCTTGTATTACCTTCTTCTTCGGTCTTCCATTTATAAGTTACACCACGTAATTCTTTAATTGTGTCAAGTGATTGTGATATAGTATTAATTTCTTTCTTTAATCTTACATCAGAAACACCAACTTGTAAATGACCAGTTCCAGACGCTCCTACATCAATAGAACCACCAGTAGATAATGAACTTACAATAACTCCATTACCAGCACTCATACTAATTTGTTGAGCGTCATCATCAACGTGTATATGTGTACCATTACCATATCCAACCCAGTCATCATCACCAATGAATATGTTACCTTCAGATTGTAATCTTGTTACTTCGTTAACATCATCAATAGATAGATATGTACCAAGTGAGTAACCTCTCATATCACCAAGTGAACCTACACCAACTGTAGATAATTCTATACCACCACCAGCATCTGATAAACTCATGTATGTGTTATTACCGGCTGTTGTATGGTCACCTACTTTAAATATTTTATTACTACCATCAAAGGTCATATTCGCTTCAGCAGTTGCATTTACACCACCATCGGATGTTATAACTCTTGTATCTGAAGCTCCACTTAAACTTAAAGCACCTGTAGTACCTTGAGCACCTGTAGCACCTTGGTTACCTATTCCACCTTGGGCACCAACATTACCTTGAGCACCTGTGTTACCTATATTACCTTGGGCACCTGTGTTACCTATTCCACCTTGGGCACCTGTAGCACCTTGAGCACCAGTAGAACCAACATTTCCTTGAGCACCTGTGTTACCTATATTACCTTGGGCACCTGTAGCACCTTGAGCACCAGTAGCACCAGTATTACCAATATTTCCTTGGTTACCTTGGTTACCTTGGGCACCAGTAGCACCTTGAGCACCAGTATTACCAATATTTCCTTGGTTTCCTTGGTCACCTTGAGCACCAGTGGCACCTTGAGCACCTGTAGCACCAGTGTTACCTTGGTTACCTTGGTTACCTTGAGCACCAGTAGCACCTTGAGCACCAATAGCACCTTGGTTACCTATATTTCCTTGAGCACCAATTCCACCTTGGGCACCTGTAGCACCTTGGGCACCTGTAGCACCAGTATTACCTTGGTTACCTTGATTTCCTTGGTCACCTTGAGCACCTGTAGCACCTTGGGCACCTGTAGCACCAGTATTACCTTGGTTACCTTGGTTACCTTGGGCACCTGTAGCACCTTGAGCACCAATTCCACCTTGAGCACCAACATTTCCTTGAGCACCAATTCCACCTTGAGCACCAGTAGCACCTTGAGCACCAATTCCACCTTGAGCACCAGTGTTACCTTGATTACCTATAGCACCTTGAGCACCAGTAGCACCTTGAGCACCTGTAGCACCAGTATTACCTTGGTTACCTTGATTACCTTGGTCACCTTGAGCACCTGTAGCACCTTGGGCACCAATTCCACCTTGAGCACCAACATTTCCTTGGGCACCTGTAGCACCTTGGGCACCTGTAGCACCAACATTTCCTTGAGCACCTTGGTTACCTATAGCACCTTGAGCACCTGTAGCACCTTGAGCACCAGTAGCACCAGTGTTACCTTGGTTACCTTGGTTACCTTGAGCACCTTGGGCACCTGTAGCACCTTGAGCACCAGTTATACTTACACCACTGGAACCAGAACTTCCACTCGAACCACTCGAACCACTTGAACCCGAACTTCCACTCGTTCCACTTGAACCACTTGTTCCACTACTTCCACTTGAGCCACTGGAACCAGAACTTCCACTGGAACCAGAACTTCCACTTGAACCACTTGTTCCCGAACTTCCACTCGTTCCACTTGAACCACTTGTTCCACTACTTCCACTTGAACCACTGGAACCAGAACTTCCACTGGAACCACTTGTTCCGTCTGTTCCACTTGAACCAGATGTTCCACTTGAACCACTTGTTCCACTACTTCCACTTGAACCACTGGAACCAGAACTTCCACTTGAGCCACTTGAACCACTTGTTCCACTCGAACCACTTGTTCCACTTGAACCAGAAGAACCAGAACTACCACTTGTTCCATCAGTTCCTGAAGAACCACTTGTTCCACTTGAACCACTTGTTCCACTACTTCCACTTGAGCCACTGGAACCAGAACTTCCACTTGAACCTGACGTTCCATCAGTTCCACTTGAACCACTTGTTCCTGACGAACCACTTGAACCACTTGAACCACTTGTTCCATCAGTTCCACTTGAACCACTTGTTCCACTTGAACCACTTGTTCCAGATGAACCAGAAGAGCCTGAAGAACCTGAAGAACCACTTGTTCCATCAGTTCCACTTGAACCACTTGAACCCGAACTTCCACTACTTCCACTTGAACCACTTGAACCAGACGAACCACTTGTTCCATCTTGTCCTTTATCACCAGTTCTAGCAAAGGTAACTATAACATCTTCATCAGCACTAAATGGTGACGCGGCTGATGAATCTACTGGACTTACAGTTACATCAAAATATCCAGCATTATCTGCTAAACTTGAAATTGTCCATAATATAAACTGAGAACTATCAGTTTTGTTTGAAATCTTTACATGACCTTTTATAGTACTTGTAGAATCATCAATAGTTTGTAAATAAGATGATATATCATTACTATTTTCATCAGTATCACAGATATAAATACCTGTTGCAGTATTCTGTGTGGCATTATCTAATCTTAAATCACCAGCACCTGGATTTGCGTTTGTAGTATTTGATTCAAAAGTATAATAGAATGAGGCTCCACCAAAGTTTCCGTCTACACCACTTGAACCACTTGAGCCACTTGAGCCAGATGAACCACTTGAACCAGATGAACCACTTGAACCACTTGAACCAGACGAACCACTTGTTCCACTTGAACCACTTGTTCCACTTGAACCACTTGTTCCACTACTTCCACTTGAACCACTGGAGCCACTGGAACCAGAACTTCCACTTGTTCCGTCTGTTCCACTTGAACCACTTGAACCACTTGAACCCGAAGAACCTGACGAGCCACTTGTTCCACTTGTTCCACTCGAACCACTTGTACCACTTGAACCACTCGTTCCACTTGAGCCAGAACTTCCACTTGAACCACTGGAACCAGAACTTCCACTTGTTCCATCAGTACCACTTGTTCCATCAGTTCCACTTGTTCCATCAGTACCACTTGAACCACTTGAACCACTTGTTCCACTTGAACCACTGGAACCAGAACTTCCACTTGAACCAGATGTTCCATCAGTTCCACTTGAACCACTTGTACCACTTGAGCCACTTGAGCCAGAACTTCCACTTGAACCAGACGAACCACTTGTTCCACTTGTTCCATCAGTTCCACTTGAGCCACTTGAGCCACTTGAACCAGATGTTCCATCAGTTCCACTTGAACCACTTGTTCCACTTGTTCCACTTGAACCACTTGTTCCACTTGAACCAGAAGAACCAGAAGAACCAGAAGTTCCATCAGTTCCACTTGAACCACTTGAACCACTGGAACCAGAAGAACCACTTGAACCAGATGTACCATCAGTTCCACTTGTTCCATCAGTACCACTTGTTCCACTCGAACCACTTGTTCCACTTGAACCACTTGAACCACTGGAACCCGAACTTCCACTTGTTCCATCCGTTCCACTTGTTCCATCAGTTCCACTTGAGCCAGAAGAACCTGACGAACCACTTGTTCCACTTGAACCACTTGTTCCAGAACTTCCACTTGTTCCAGAACTTCCACTTGAACCACTGGAACCCGAACTTCCACTTGTTCCATCCGTTCCACTTGAACCTGAAGAACCAGATGAACCAGAACTACCACTTGTACCAGCGGGGCCTGGAGCACCTTCTAAATTAACTTCCCAATCATCATAAGTACCAGTACCAGTATTTGATGTAGAATCT